TCCTCTAACGATTTTTTCTCTTCTTTTAATTTTTTGATTTTTTGATTTATCTTTTTTAATTTTAATTTGATCATATCTTCATTCAAAACATTAGAAATTTTATTTTTTTTTGGAATGTTAAGATTAGTCGATACATTTACACCTAAGTTTTCTGAAAATTTTTTAATTTCATCTATTAGCGGATAGTTACCTTGCCGAATTTGCGGTTTAAGCCAACTTAACACTTCTGATTTGTTTTTTTTCAAGGCGGGTTGTAAATTTACAATCACTGTCGTTGGAACTTTTTCAATTAAAGATAAAGTTTCCTCGGTATTATCTTCTTTAATTATTTCTTCTATTAAAGTTGCATGTAATAGTTTTTGTCTCACCCAAGAAAGTGATTTATGAACATGAATTCTTAATTCATTTAACGATAAATTTTTTCTTTCTTTTAAAATTGTTAGGCTAAGGGAAATTTCAAAATCACTTAAATTTTCCCTTTGAAGATTTTCGATAAGTTTAATTTCGGGAATTAGTTCAGGAGGAATTCGTTTAACGTTTTTTATGACCGCCGGAATTGTGGTTTCTTTGTTTAGCTTGTATGCTCTTAGTCGCCGCTCACCATAAATAAGTGTATAACCGTCTACAGTTTTTCTGAGGCCAATTGGTTGTAAAAGACCTCCAGTCGCCTTTATACTTTCGGCTAATTCTATTAGCTTACTCTCATCGAAATTTTTTCTAGGGTTACCACTTTCTATTTTAATTAATTCTATAGGAATTTGTTGAATATACTCTGTTTCTGTAGATTTACCTTTGCTTGCTTCTAGTTCCCTAAGTAAATCATTTGTAGGATAATGTTGTTTAGTCGGCTGATTCGAATCCTTCAAACCAGTAAAAGAATCTATTAATCTAATTTGTTTTTTTGTACTAGTTGCCATTTAAATATCCTTTTTGTGCTAAACATTTGTTTGTGTTATTGATTGACACAAACAAATGTTTAGTGCCTGGAGAATGTTATAGGTTGTTTTTGGCTGCAAAACGATATAAGTTTATCTGCTAAGTTATCATAAGAAATTTTACCTTGCGTTCCTTCTGCTAAAGGTTCTCCAAATTCACTACGGTCTCTGACAGTGTTTGATTGAAATATAGGTTCAAGTATTTCCGGTTTTGGTAGTAAATCAAAGCCATCCTCTTGGTGTTTGAGTAAATCTAAAAATTCGGGGATGGAATATAAATCTTTATAAATTTGTTCGCTACGATTTGAGTTACCCCAAATGGAAGGGAGAATGAAGATAGAAGTCAGCGTAGAGGTGGTTTGCTTCATTGTCTCGTTTATATTTTTAAAAAAAACTTTTAACGTATCTAGCGACCATCTATGCGGAATTACAGGTATTATTACTATGTCAGCCGCTAGTAATGCAGAAGTTGTTTCGAAAGATCCGGAACCAGGAGTATCAATAATAACAAAATCATGATTAGATTCTCTCAATATTTCTTTGGTTCTTGTTATTACTTCTATATTCTTGCTTGCATAGGACTGAAAATTTTGCAGGCTAGGTGCAGAAACTATTATATCAACGTTATATTTATTTCGTATTGTTTCTGAGAGTGTTGTTTCGTACTTAAGTAAAGTGAATATATTTGCCATTTCAAAAAAATTGTCTGTTTCACCGAAAAAAAACATTTTAGAAAGATCTTTTTGTTGATCAAAATCAACAGCCAAAACGGATTTTTTCCTAGCAATAGCCATAGAAAGATGGCCAGTTGTAGTGGTCTTTGAAACTCCACCTTTGGGGTTTGCAATTGTAATTATATTATGTCCCATAGTTTTGAATTTATACCTTAGATGAAAAATTAAAGCTAAATTTTATTTTTCTTAAAAATATTTAAATTGCCTAAACGTATGTTTATGTTATTAAATGACATACATATATGTTTAGTTATTTCTTTAATTACAATTTGAATTTTCCAACCAATAACTAAAACTCAAAAGAAAAAGACAAAATCCAAATAAGAGTAAAGAGGGATAAAATAAAAAATCGTCGAATATAGTCACAAAAAAGAGGAGTGTATGAAACCCCAAAAAAAATCTGTCCCAAAAGAAAATAGGGAACGAATAAGGAGAATCCTAATAAAACTTTTGACAGATCTTCTTGTCAAAAATCAAAAATTACAAACCACTCTTGATGAGGCTGTGGAATCAATTACAGAAATTTTTGAACATAAAGATTTAAAAAATCCAAAAGCAGTTTTTTGTCCTCCTCTTTTGGAGTATCCGGAAGAGCGTGTAAAATGGGAAAAAGTTCATAGGTTTTGATTTTATTGATAACGTCGAGTTGACTTTCCACTTCTGCTAAAACTTCCGCTTCTTCTTTTTTTGGATCCCCTTTTCCGGATTCAAACCAATCTCTATTGTACCCTAATTTGTATTCTACTCGGATTAAAAAACTACTGGTCAGCGGAATGTCCCCGCGTTTGGTTTTGTAATAAGTGCTAAGATCTACTTCTAAAATTTCAGCGATCTCTTTTGGTCTTTTGCCGGTTTCTTTTTCGATTTGTAAAAAACGTAAAGTAATGGGTTTGATATTTTTTTGCTTCATCAAAGGAAAAATTCCTAATTTTTAGTATACAAAAAGGGAATAATTCCCTTTTTTGACAAATATAAGGTATTCCTGTGCCAAGCACAGGAAGGACCAAAAAGAGTGTAACATCGCCGAAAATATGAGAATCAATCATTAAAATAATAGAATATATAGACTATTACATAGAAACATTAGTCGATTAAAACCTTAAAAAATCAAAAACAAAAATTACCAATTCCGAATAATTGGGCCCACTCTCAAAGACATCCCTAAAAACTAAAAAAAAGGAACATTAGTGAAAACTAATGTAGTTGCGTCAAAACGAAAAGTTTTAATGTCAAACCGATTTTATAAATGGAAATTTTAGATAGATATAAAATTTATCCGATAGGGGAGGGGAGTGATTACTATGAAGTATATGACTCGCTTACAAAAGAAGTGGTGTATAGCCACACAAAACGGGCGTGGTGTATCGACTGGGTACTCGAAAAATTCATCCAGTCCGAAAAATCAAAATTAGAAACCAAAAAGAAGGGCCAGAAATGACAGAAATTATCAGCACTTTTATGGGACTAGGGATCGTTTTTTTACTTCTGGAGGTTTACCGATACCGGATCAGAAGGCAAACTACAGAAGAGATACTGACCCGGTTAAATAAAAAATACGAAAAAAAATAAAAACAGCTTAGGATTGAACAGTTGGAAACGAAAGAAAAACACACAAGTCAAACGACTCAAGAAAAGAAAAAAAACCGAAGTCAGTTGGAACTACTATTACTGAAATACAACTGGAACGAAATACCCAACACCTCCGTATTTCACCATTTTAATTTACCAAAAATTGAAATAACGATCAAGAACGAAAACGAAGCTCATTTTTGCGTCAAAAACGTTCCCTACTATATACTCAAAGATCCGGATACGATCGAACAGGTTTTGAATCATATCGATTCGTCTTGGATTAAAAAACAAAACTTAAAGCCGTTTTTACAAACTATAAAATAAAAAAAAGAGTAAGTCAAAGGATTGTACTGAAGTTTAAAAAAGGTTCAATCTGCTACATTAGAAATTACTAAAATATAAAAAAGTGTAATCCAAATAAGAAGAATGAGACTTTCTAACAAATAAAAACAAAAGGATGAATAGTTGGAAACAAAAGAGAAACTTGAGGAAGGAATGCGAATTCGAAATAAAACAAGAATCGAGATCCTGTTATACAAAAACGATTTTAGGGAAGAAACGACAGACCCGGGACTTTATAAAAACTTAAAAATCCCGGACTTTGAAATTCGAATCGGGGATTGCCTAAGTTTTTTAGACAAAGGAAACCTTTTTTATTATACAAACTCCATAAACGACATAGAGCGAATCCTAAAATACATACAAACGAAATGGAAGAAAGAAAAGAAAAAAGGAATCGATATTCCGTTTACTGCATATTTGAAAGTGGCCTCCGGAATGAATCCCGACGTGGCATAATAAGAGTTTAAGACATGAAAGAGAATCAAAGAGTGTTTCGGGTAGAAAAAGACCGAAACTTTACGGTAGTAAAAAATCATTTTATAGACGATACGAGACTAAGCCTAAAAGCAACCGCGATCCTACTACTAGCCCTACGTTATCCGGACAACTGGAAAATGTCCGTAAAAACAATCGCTAGGTTTAAATCCGACAAAGAATCCAGTATTTCATCCGGATTGAAAGAACTGGTTAGTTATGGATATGCAGAATTTCGAAAAGGAAAAGATCCAGTAACTGGTAGATTTAATTCGGGATGGTATTTTTTCGAAGAGTCTCAAAAGCCGGAAGTTCAAATAAAACCGATTCGTATTAAAAATAAAGGATTCGAAAAACAAAAAGTACTATTTGAAGAAAAAGAAAACCTGTTCCTTGATTTTCCACTCTCGGAAAATCCAAGCGAGGAAAAACCACTCCTGGAAAATCCGTTACCGGTAAATCCAAGTCAGGAAAATCAACCCCTATCAAATACTATCTACCAAGGACTATCAAAACAAGAACTTTCTAACCAAATCCTAAATACTTCTAGAGAGTACGGCGCGCCTGCACAAACGCACGTAGAAGAACCAAAGGAAAACTTCATAGAAGTAGAAACTAATAAAAAAGAAAATCCTAAAATCGATTTATCACAACTGACTAATCCACTCTTGGAAAAACCACTACCGGAAAATCCAAGTCTGGGAAATCAACCCCTATCAAATACTATCTACCAAGGACTATCAAAACAAGAACTCTTTAAACAAATACTAAATACTTCTAGAGAGTACGGCCCACCTGCACAAACGCACATAGAAGAACAAAAACAAAATTTAAACAAACCTAAAACGTTATCACGATTTCAATTTCCGGTCTCTTGGCTTACTAATTTCCAAAACTACTATTTCAAAGAACACGGAAGTGAAATGGGACAACCCGACTCGGAATTAAGAGCCTTAAACTCTCTCTATGAAATATCCAGAGGAGATTGGAACGTAATTGAAAATAAGATACAAACACTCATCCAGCTGAGAAAACAAGATTCCAAGTTTTGGAACGAACAGTCTTTAAGTCCTGAATCCATTTCTAAGTTTTGGTCCAGGTTATTTGTAAGAAAAGAAAAACGAACTGAAAAAAATACAATGCGAACTGAAAAACAAAACCAAACCAAATTTAACGAGAGTAAGACAATGCCAGACAATCCAATCGAGATAAAGGACTTAGATCCTTATAAATGTTTTTTAGGTTGGGGTAAAACTAAATTACTAAAACAACAATTAGAATATTACGAACAAAATCCAGATCCTTTAAAATACGAAGTAACTAAAAAGATACTTTTTGAGAAATTCGTAAACGAAGTGTATCCGGTTCTTGTAAGTAACTCAGAAGTAAAAAAGTCAGCAATTGAAAATAAAAAAGAAAATAAGGAAATTGTAGCATGAGCTTTTTAAATTCAACCAACCAAACTGTACTAGAGCCGGTTTCGTATAAAAAAGAACAAGAGATAAAGATACAAAAACCCTTAGAAGGAACGGATACCTTTTTTGTAAAAGATAGAGATGGTGAAATATTGTATGTAAGTCGGTATGACGCCATTCGAATATTAGATAGACAAAGAATTGTCAAATATCCAAAGAGTGAAAAAGATAATGGAAGATAGGGAAGAGTATCATATCTACAAACACATAGCTCCTAACAATACTTCACCCAGAGTTTGGGGATCGGCTGGTCAAGAATGTTTTACTGGTATCGACGGATTAGAAAATGCGATTAAGAAAGCTATAGAGTTACAAAAAAACGCACCTTTAGGAGTAGAATATTCCGTACAAAAATACGTATATTCCAAAAAGACAAACTACAGACCCGTAAAAACGAAAGTTTGGAAAAACGGGGAAGCTGCTTAAAAATAAGGAGGTTAAAAAAATTAATTCTAAAAAATAACGCGGGGATAAAAGAAATAACCCCGCGTAATATAACATTTTTAAAAAAACTACATTCGTAAAAAAGAATAAACCGTTTTATTAATGAAGCAAAAAAAGACAGTCCTTAACTTTTTTTAAGGAATGAAAAAAAACGAAAGGACTCTTTTGGATAGAAAAAAATAACAAACGGTATGCAAGAACTACCATTCTTACACGTAATTAAAAAAGATTTAAAAATAGAACAGATACCGATTCATAAAATTAGGTATCACGAAAAAAATAAGGAGTTATTTGAAAAAAGAAAACCTGAATATATTAGAGAATTAGCAAATAATATACAAAAGGAAGGGTTACACGAACCCGTATCCGTAAAATACGATTTTCAAAATAATAATTACCTTTGTCTATCAGGTGAGCATAGAATAGAGGCTGTGAAACTACTTGGATGGACAGAAATCGACGGATACAAAGTAAGTCCGGTGGATGAGTTGGGTTATTTAATTCGTAGAAATATACTAAAACCGAATATAGGACACAAGACAAGAGTCAGGGTATATAAAGTATATTGTCCGGAAATACTCAGTCTCAAACTTTTAAATAAAAAAAGAATAGAAGAAGTATCCAAAAAACTATCACTTTCCAAACATACGATTCAATCGGATCTAAAAAAATTCCACAGTCAAGAGTCAAAAGAAGTAAACTTAGAGGAATTAGAGACACTTTGGTCCAAAAAAAGGATTAAAAATCTAAAGATCAATCTATCAGGATTAACCAATGGGAATTATCTCTTAAACGTAAGCGGTAAAAATCTAAGTTATGAATGGGTAGGAAAATTAAGAAATATCATCAACGAAAGTGCACAAGCGGCGAAATCAGTATGGTATGATAAAAACTTTAAAGAAGAAAACCTAGAAACCGCAAAACAAATAAAACAATTAAGAATAGACGCGGGTCTTACACAGTTCCAACTTTCACAGGCGTTAGGATATTCACAGTCTTATTTAGCGGAATTAGAATCCGGAAAATGGGAATGCTCCGAAAATCTATACGAAGCTATCGCTAATTACTGTTATGAGAGAATCGCATGAACTTTGAAATATTGCAAGGTGATTCTTCTAAAATCTTAAACGAGTTGAGCTTTTTACCTGGATACAGAAACAAAATCGATTGTTTAGTAACTTCCGTTCCTTATTATCAAAAAAGGGATTATTTGGAAAAATTACACCCAGAAAAGAATCAAGAAATCGGTTGTGAAAAAAGTATCACACTATACCTAAAAAATCTCGAAAAGGTATTTAAGGAGGCTAAAAAGCAACTTAAAAAAAACTCAACCGTATTCGTAAACATTGGGGATACGTTTAAAGGAGGAAAGGCATTAAGAATACCGAGTCAATTTACTGATATGATGGAGGGTATTGGATACCAATATGTTCAGGAAATTATTTGGGCAAAATCCATCACGACACAAAACGGAAATCGAGGATCGTGTAAACCGGAATCGGTAACAAGACGGTTTACAAATTCGCACGAATACGTATTGTTTTTCGTTTTGGATTTAAAGAGATTTTACCTAAATCTAAAAAACGTATCCGTTCCACTTGCAGAAAGTAAAATCGATCTAAAAACAAAACTGGAACAATTTTTAGAAAAGAATACAAAGTCAGTTAAAAATTACGAAATAACAAAAGCAGAAAATCCGACATATATTAAAAAAAGAATCTTAAGTAATAAGATTAAAAATAACGACTTTACCGCAAGAAGACGAAGTGTCTGGCAAATACCAACTACAAATTCCAAAACAAGACATACAGCAGTAGGACCGATCGAGTTGTTTGAGATTTGTATATTAGCGGGAACCCAAAAAAACGGAACCGTCCTAGATCCTTTTATGGGAGAAGGAACCGTCGGAAAGGCGTCCTTAAAATTAGAAAGAAATTTTTTAGGAATCGATTTAGACGAAAGGTCTTGTATAGAGGCGAAAAACAATTTAGAAAAAATGAATATGATTTTAGTGTCTTAAAAAATGCCTAAAATAAGGAAGAAAACCAAAAAGGAACCGACTAAAAAAAGAAGTGGAGTCAAAAAAAACGTAATCTTGTCAGATATAGAGCTAGAAAGATTACGTATGGAATATTTGCAAGGGATCAGAAGAGAAAAAATCTGTAAGAATTACGGTCTAACCTACAAACAATTAGACAATATTATAGAGTATAACTCTTGGAACTTGGAAAAAAAGGAAATTTCGGGAAATCTAAAGGTAGCTACAGACCTACAAATTTTAACGAATTTAGCCGATGCAATCGCAAAAATCAATTTGGAAGCCACTAAATACTTAGAAATTTACAACGAAAGAATGATAAATCCTAAAACCACTAATTTGGAATTATCGATTTTAACTAAATCAAGATATACACACATAAAAGAGTTACTCCGATCTTTATCTGTACCCGATACAATTCGAACGGAACAAAATCACTCGGAAGAGAAAAATCAGGTGATAATACAAATTGTAACGGGGGTAGGGGAAACACCTGGAACGTCTGAAAAGTTACTTGAACAAGATCGAGTAGGTGTCAAAGAAACAACTACAAGAAATTAAATATGAGAAGATACATAAAAATATAATATCAAAAGAATCTGTTTTTTCAGAAAAACAGTGTATTGCCTTAGAGGAAGACTGGGCAAACAATAACATTCAAGAAATTTGTTACGACGGTGGAGCAAGAAGCGGAAAAACCTATCTTGTCATAAAATCGATCCTATCCCGTGCTTTTTTGTCAAAAGGATCACGTCATTTAATCGCAAGATTTAGACTCAATCACTTAAAAGTTTCCGTATGGAGACAAACGATCCTTCCTTGCCTCAAGGATATGGGGTTTAGAAGGGGAAGAGACTATGAACTCAATGAATCCGAACTAATCATCACATATAATAACGGTTCTGAAATCTATGCCGCGGGTCTTGACGATTCTACAAGAGTGGAAAAGATCATGGGCACCGAATTTAATACGATTTTTTTAAACGAAGCCACTCAAATTTCCTATTCCACCTATCAAAAATTAAAAACAAGACTTTCGTTTGTAAGACCGGATCTAAATAACAAAATCATAATCGATTGTAATCCGAGGAATCGTTATCATTGGATTTATAAATATTTTATTCTCAAACAAGACCCGGAAACTGGGGAAGCACTCACCGTTCAAAGAATTAGAAAAATGAGTCGAAGGTCTTGGACACCACTTGATAATCCTTATCTAACCGAAGAATATAAATTGCTGTTATCGGAACTGACCGGAATCGAAAGGGATAGATTATATAAAGGGCTATGGGTAGACGTAGAAGGACTTGTTTATAAAAACTATGAACAAGCAATCGTAAAACCGTTTGAGATACCTAAGACTTGGGATAGTGCGGGTGCAGTAGATTTTGGATACACAAACCCGTTTGTGTTTCTCTGGCTTTATTTTGATAAATCAAATGAAACTTGGTATCTAACAAACGAACACTACCAAACTGAGAAAACGGTAAGGGTGCACTGTGAAACTTTAAATAAAAGTAAAAAACCGAATCTATTCATCGTAGCTGATCATGATTCAGAGGACAGAGCCACTATGGCCGAATGCGGATATGTAACGATAGCGGCTGATAAGGATATTTCTACGGGGATTCAAGCCTTGATCAAACTGTTAGAGGCAAAAGAAGGAATCAAATTAAGAATATTTGAAACGTGTGTGCACACGTTAGAAGAATTTTCTATTTACTCCTGGGAAATACCAAAGGAGGGAAAAAACGCAAAAGAAGAACCGATTAGAATTCATAATCACGCAATGGATGCACTTAGGTATTTTGCACTCAAAGTTGTGGGAAAAACAAACCAAATCGTAACCAGAAAAAAAGAAGACGTATTAAAAGAGATACAAAAAGAAAAACCGACAACACTTGAAAGTTTAAGAAAAGAAACACTGAAAAAATACGGAGTAGGACAAAATTTTCTAAGATAACCATTTACTTTTTTAAAACCGATAAAAAAAGACTAGGGGTATATTCGGATTTAGTAAATAAAACTTAGGAAATATAAATGGAAGAGAATGAAAATAAATTCGAACTATCAAAATTAATCATACATCTAGAAGAAATAGACAGACAAATACTATTTGATCAACTTTGTTCTGGGATCGTAAATAAGGAACCAAGAGACACTCTGTTTTATATTTTTTTGATTAAAGTATATAAATATTTGGATGAAAAAGGACTTAGACCCACACAAGAAGAAACCCAAATTTCAAACCTAATTTTAAAACTAAAAGAATCACAAAGACAAACCCTCTATGACAGCTTAGTATCATCAATATCTAATATTTCTGATCGGGACACTACACTTCATATATTTTTTTGGAAATTAGACCAACTACTTTCT